GTTCGCCAATCTTTCTCTTGGGGTCTGACTTCACCAGAAACTTCATCGTACTTCCGTCCACTGGCATGATTAGCATAGCGACGGGCTCTCGTAAAACCCATCTCCAGGAATTTCCTTGCCATGTCCATACCAATGAAGTCCCGTTTGGTTTTAAATCCAAGGAACATTTTGTATATCGTAGCAGAAGAGTTGCGAGCAGCAGCTTCATCTACAAATCTCCAGTGAGCACAAATATCGTTTGTATAAGGGCGTACCAATAGAACCCCTTGTTCTCCCCTTCCAATACGATAAAGTTTACGAGTTTCTTCATCTGTAAAGTCAAGGTTCTTGTAATCAAGTTCATAATCAAATTCTTTCATTAGTCTAACTCCCAACAAGTAGAACGTGCCAACTCTGGATTCTCTTGTAGTGCTCTGTGAACATGTCCATGAACATCTTGTTCTAAAGTATGATGTGCTTTGGTGTGAACGAATTCAATTACACCAAGAGATCCACATACAATTAGATTTATAACAGTGAGAGGGTGGAAAAGGTAGCGCATAAAAAAAGGGGGACCGAAGTCCCCCATATTATAACACAGATTTAACTATGTGCAGTGAATCAGAAGTTGTACTTAACGCCCAACTTACCACCAAGACCGAGGTCATCGAAGACCTCATCTTCAGCCGTGATGAAGGAGAGTTCACCGTATGCAGAGAGGGCTTCCGACACAGGAATACCAAGGCCAGCCTTACCAGAGAAGCGAGTGCTGTTCTCGGCACCATCAGCAGCGACGATAGCAGGGCCACCTTGGACGTACCAAGAAGCAGTTCCAACTTCGCCTTCGTAGCCAACGTGAACGTCGGTCGTAGCGCCAGTGTAGTCATCGCCAGTCCAAGAAGCATTAGCTTCCACGTTTACGTATGGACCTGCCAGTGCAGCACCAGCGAAGAGGGGAGCAGCAGCAACGGCTGCAAGTGCAGATTTAAACATAATTCTTACCTTTTAGTTACTTGCGGAGTGATTACCCGCAGATGAATAGGGACTCGACTTGTCCCGTTAAGTTTTGTTTGTGATACTCAAAACCTAGCTCAAATTTGCGGAATTCGGTTCGTTACACTTCGTAAGCGTCCTTACGAATGAGTATTTATTGTAACATTTCCTTCAGATTCTGTCAAACTATAACTGAATCCTTTGAAAAGTTAATGGTTGCAGTGGAGTTACGAATAACTGATACAACCTATAAGAAACACATATCTATCAACCCTACAGACCAAAAAATGGCCAGAATTTTTTTTGCAGCTTTTTTGAAACAAAAAGCTAATTTTACTGGAGAGCTGATTGGGTTGCTTCTCTGTGTTTCTCTTCTAATTCTTGTCCTGCGATCCTACCATTGTAAGGATCGAAGTTTGTGATCATATCCAGAGTCATATCAGAACCACGGGTCTCCCACAGTTCTCTCAGACCATTGTGACTGCCTCTATGGAAAATCTCAATGTGTTCTGGGTGGATTGAACTTCCCAATTCTATCTTATAAAGTAAAATTGGGCAAGCATATGAAGCACCTGAGTTGTAGATAAGATCATCAGCAACTGGACGGGGCTTCACACCGTTGTCCAAACGATACATATCACCTCTGCAATGGAGATCGATAAGTTTCTTGGCGTGGTGACGGGTGATTACATAACATGCAGTGGAGAAATCATTAATGAATCTGCGATGAATATTAACATGCAGTTCTCCAGGGCAGATGATAGCCAACTGTACCACGTCCCAATCGTATGGAACCCTAGACATAAACTGACGAAAAGTAAATGTCCAGTATCTAGCGATATTAATATCGCAATCGTCTTCCATGATGACTGCATATGGATCGTCAGTCTCTTCATAGAAGTGTTTGATAGCTTTGAGATGCGATGTGACACAGCCAATCTCACCTGAAGAAACACTGTCAGGGTACTTACCCTTAAGAATTTCTCCTAGGTCACTACCTTCATTAGGTCTGCCATCGTAGGCAGAAATTCTAGTATAGTCGGTGATCTCCCAGTAGTCAAGTTGTTCCTTACACCAGTTCCACCTATCAGGTTCACCATCAAGATTGATGATGTATGGCTTAAAGCCTTTCAGTTTGTATGCTGATTTATTCTTGTCCATCAATATCAAAAAAGAATACTTGTGTAAGTCTACTTGTTTCTAGAGTATCTCCAAAACCAGGAAGAATACTCCTATGATACAACACTCTGCCGCGATATGCAACCAGCCTATTGTACTTATTACCAACCGCAATGTTCATGTCACTATCAACCCCGTCATATATTCCAGTCCCAGAATCAATCGGAGCATCTGGAGTTAAGTAAAGGACCGCAGCCCATTCAGCATCGGTATCCTTATGTACATAAGTCTCAGTACCCTCCTGACAGGACTGGAAACAGAAGGTATCGTTTTTCCAATACCATCTGACCTTACCATTAAGTGCCTTGCTTAACTTAGATTCTATCTCAGTTTGTAAGGATCCACCAAGACCTTTGGTTGATCTAACACCAGGCACTCTCTCATCATATCGATCATAATCGAAACTGAGAGCAATATGTCTGATCTTATCTGGATCATCTAAGAAATTATCAATAACAATTAGATTTTTATCCATTGCGGGCAGTATAGGTCAGAGGTATCTTTATCTGCATAGTCAGGACCGAACCAAGTCTTAGGTGCAACTACCTTACCTCTACCGTTCTGCAACCATGCACCCCACCAAGAGAGGGAAGAGTTGGCAATGATAGCACCGCTGCATAGACTCATGATACAGAGGTCTACGAAGGGTTCCCAGGACCCGTCTGCATACTTCTCAGTGGGTTCAGAGATAAGGAAACGATCATCATCAAAGAGAGACTGTTCCGCTGCCCACTCAGGAGAGTCTGAACAAATAACAACTGGTTGATCCTCAGGAAACTCCTTCAGAGCTTCCTCGTAATAGGCCAACGGTTGTGGTGGATGTTGCGACGAGCATTGCGTGTACGACCACTTAAATCCCCTAGCATCGACGAGGTTAGGATCACCCCGACGAACGTGAAGAAAGATAGGCGGCGAATCCAACGAATCAATAAGTTCTTGGCAAGGTTTGAGGATTGAATCATGGAAGGTAAAGTCTCTTCGGATGTCCATCTCAATGTTTTTGAAATACTTCTCACTCTGGAAGAAACCAAACAGACTTACGTCATTAGGACACATTCTGTGTAGTTCTTCGTCGAAGTGATAGTGTTTCTCAATGACAACAGGAGCATGTCCATTGTCAAGTTCTTTTAAATTACTCGACGTTACACTAGGCAACGTGAATGCTCTATGTAGGCTATAATTGTCTACACGTCTTGAATCGAAAGGTGGAATACCGAATTCATATCCACGCATTGCAGCGATACCTCGCACCGCAGCATACTGAAACATTTGGTTACCTAGACGACCTAGGTTACCCATTTGATTAAACGCTAGCATTGAGTTCCTTCCCCCTATTTTTAATGTAGTCTAGTGTTGAATAATATTTTGTAAGAGATTCCTTATCCTGTCTACGAATCCAATTCCAGAGACGATCATTGTCTTGGAACTTAGGATTGTGGTAGTGAGAATTAAATGTTCTACCATGTTCAAAATGATAGATGTCATCAACAACTCTACCTACTTTAAATCCAAACAGGTTGAGGCGGTAGTAGAACTCACAGTCTTCTGCACCCCAAGAAATAAACTCTTCATTCCACATACCAGCAGACACTTCTGCTGACTTAGTAATCATCTGTCCCCATCCAATAGAGGAAGGGATACGAACTTTGTTATCCGTAAGAACATCAAAGTCAAAGTCACTACCGTCATGAGACGACAAGAACTTATCTAGAAGTTGATCTCCATAGTTAACCGCCCACTGATAGATGCCACACCCAAAAGGATAAACTGCATCCGAACCCTCCTTTGTAATGGAGTGGTAAGCAAGTTCATGACTGTTCTTGGGTACAACAACATCAACATCATGATTGTACACAATAGGAGTGTCTGCTGCAACACAAAGATCATTCAGAATCCTAGTCTTATGAAAGAACTTTTCTTCACTCTGTTCAAAAATGAGTTTAAGTTGACTTGTATCTCCAACGTACTTTTTAATTTGAGGTAGAGCACTCTCAGTAAAATGAGACTGTGTATCTACCTCTTTCACCAAGACCTTTGCCTCAGGAAAGTTTTTTAGAATATAAGTTACAGAAGTAATAACATTACGGAGACGGTCATCCGTCTCAATTCTGCAAGGTAATAGGTATGTTAAGTCTTTCATTATGATGGTCCTGGTGGTGGTTCTTGTAAATAAACATTTCCTGAAATGGTTTCTCCTTCGTTGCCACTCATAACAAAGTGTTCAATCCATGAAGGAAATATAATTATGTGGCCTGATGGTATGATTGGAACAAAATCCATAGGAATAGTGTTCATATACATCCCCCATTGATTCATGATAGTTTTCCTGGCAGGATTCATAAAGACTGTTCGCGAATGTTCGACAGACTTATAGATTATAAAACTCCATTGAGCACCAGAATGTATATGTGGATCCTGCCAATCATTTTTCTCATACCTATTCCTCCATGTTTGACCTATCCAAAAAGGATCATTAGAAAACCTACCAATACATTCACCAATAATACCATGAAGGTACTCATATGATTCTTGAGTAAGTTCATCCTTCCTTAACGTGGTAGGAATTCCACTCATAAACGATGGACTAAACTCAGCATCTTCATCTCTAAATGATACCTTATCTAAGTCAATCTCTTGAATGAAACAGGGAGTATGAAATGCAGGAATTGGTTCGCTCATTCTGGTTTAATAAACGATGGATCATTATGAACCTTAGTCCATCGAGATGGAATGAGATCCTTCATATCATAGTGAGCATAAGCAGGTCCAAACCAAGGGTCGGGAGCAACAACTGTCCAAGTTTTTTGGACAGAATTCTTACCCATCTTATCACCACTTTTCTGCAACCATGCACCCCACCAAGACAATGATGAGTTAGCAATGATAGCACCGCCACACAGTGTCATAAGACAGAGGTCAATGTAAGGTACAGATGCACCATCACCAAACTCTTCATAAGAAGCATCAGAGAAGTAAAATCTATCTCCCTGCAACCAGTCCTGTTCTTTGCACCAGTCAATAGTATCTGATACAACTACAACATTCTTATCTTCTGGGAATTTTTGTAGTGCTTCTAGGTAATACTCTTTCTTACAGATAGGATGATACTCTTGAACCATCTGGTAAGACCACTTCTCTCCACGTCTACCAGTCACATTAGGATTACCTCTGCGAACATGTAGAAAAATAGTGTTGTCCTGTCCGCCAATTTCGTCAATAAACTCTTGGCAGGGTTCAAGATATTCTTTCTTGAACGTAAAGTCATCACGGATATCACAGGAAATACTTTCAAAGTATCTCTCAGTCTGATAATTACCTGAGAAATTAGTATTATCCTCACACTCATTGTAGATCTTCTCATTGAATGCCAGGTCCCTATAGACTTCCTGTTTATGGAAGAAGGGTTCACCTTGGTTCTCTGGTTTGCAACCGTTCAATTCAAACGCTTCAAACAAACCATAGTTGTCAAGTCTGTCTGCATCAGGGCCAGGAATAACCCAGTCAAATCCACGGTTAGCAGCGACACCACGGACGAAAGCATACTGGAACATTTGATTTCCCAGTCTACCTTCATTACCCATTCCTTGAAATGAAATAGCCATTATTTACTCCAATCTAAAGTTTGCCAGTATGCAGGTACAATCTGACTTGTATCAAGATGTTCCATTGCGGATCCAAACCACTTCTCTGGGTTCGGTGCAATGACATTGCCTCTACCGTTCTGTAACCATGCACCCCACCAACTAAATGAACTGTTGGCAATGATAGCACCAGAACATAGAGACATGAGACACAGATCTACCTGAGGCAGAAGAGTGTTCTGTAGTTGACCAGTGCCATCACGATTCTGATATGGATACCTACCGTTGTCTTCGTTGAACAAGAACCTATCTTGTTTGAAGAACGATTGTTCCTTACACCAATCAAGATCATCAGTAAAGACAAAACAAGGAGTGTCTTCACTCCAGAAACTTAACGCCTCCTCAAAAAATGATATCGGGAGGATGGGGTGATACTCTTCCCTTCCGATGTTGTCAGACTGGCGAACATGCAAGAAAATAGGAGGAGTGTCCAGACTATCAATAAAACCTTTACAAGGTTCCAAGTAATCTTTTCTAAAGGTGAAGTCCTCACGGATCTCATCAGCAATGTGAACAAAGTAATTCTCTGTCTGCATATAGGCATCAATGTTGACGCCATCTGTACAGTAGAAAAGACTCTCGTCAAATGCGTGAGTCTTCTCATTGATTGTCATCGCATCATTGAAACCAATGTTCTCTGGTTTGCAATGAACCATCTCAAAGGTCTCAAAGAGACCATAATTATCACGGTGATTACAATCTTCTGGAGGAATCATCCAGTTGTAATGATTGTAATTAGCAATGCCTCTAAGGGAAGCATACTGAAACATTTGATTACCCAAACGTCCATTGCTTCCCAACCTATTATAACTAATCGTCAAAGGTCAATCCTCCAAGTTGGTTCATAAATCTCGGCTTCATTTCTGACAAAGATGATGCGATCATCATACTTGTCATATAGATCATCAGCATACTTTTCAATAACATCAGAGATGTCCTGAACATATACTGTGTATCCTCTTTCCAGAAGATCTGTTACGAGTCTATACCTTGGACTCTCTACAACCATATCAGATCCTTTCTTGAAAGCAATGCTCTCGATACAATATGGGAGATTGTCAACGTTCTGTTCGATACAATAGTTACAGATAAACTCTGCATGTGTATCATTGAAGTCATCCGTGACCTTAGGGAGACTATACTGTAGACCAACTCTATCAGCATAGTGCCCTAAAGCACGGTTGTCTCGGGGCAAACAAGGGCCACCGAAGCCTAACCCGTAACGTAGATATTTAGAACCGATTCTAGAGTCGTCTCCAATAGAACTGAGGATAGAATCAATCTCATTTCCACACCCTGAGTTGTATAGGATTTGTCCCATCATGTTGGCATAACTGATCTTGTATGTAAGGAAACAGTTGATACCAATCTTTGTAATCTCTGCCGCAGTGCGAGACATTTCATGGAACCTGACAGGAGTGTCTTGAATATCCTCAAAGATACCCTTGATAGTATCAAAACCTTCTTCATCTTCACCACCACAGAGAACCATGTCTGCGGTTTTCATGTCATTAATAATAGTACCCTGAGCAATAAACTCTGGGTTATAATAAACCCGAATACCTCTGGAAGACAGAGCCTCTGCAAACTTGTCAGAGTATCCAGGGTTAGTAGTGCAACCAATCACAAAGATCTTTCCCTCTAGATTAGGGAAGTTGACAAGATCTTCTAGTACATCATCAACATAAGAACAATCGTAACTGCCATCCTCTAGTGAGGGAGTAGGTACGAAAGTAAAAATAACATCAGATCTCTTGATGACCTCAGAGTTAGAAGTTGTGGCAGTCAACTTAGTTGTCCGCATCAACATGTCTTCTACTTCTGGTTCATTAGTGTAGATCTCTTTGTTAGTAAGTCCAGAGATATACTTTGAGTTAATGTCAGATACAATTACATCATGACCAGCATCTTCACACAGCAGTGCAAAGCAGAGACCTAACCTGCCTGCACCAATCACACCAAGTTTCATTATTCCTCCAAAAGATACGTGGGAATGGGATCAATCTTATGTCTATTTTGTGTATAGAACTTCTGCAATACTGGAAGAGCTGGACCTGAACCAGTTTCCATTGCCTCTTCTAGTTGTTCATAGGTTGCACCAATCTGATCTTCATCAGTGCGACCATCATCCCACAGACCATCTGTGGGTTTAGCGTCAATAATCTCAGGAATTACTCCGAGGAATCGTCCGAGTTCTCGGACTTCTGTTTTGTAAAGGTCAGCAATTGGAGCAATGTCAATGCCACCATCACCGTACTTAGTATAAAAACCGATACCATAGTCTTCTACTTTGTTGCCAGTACCAACTACAAGACCACCAACAGATTGTGCAATCTGATAGAGAGTCATCATGCGGAGGCGGGACCGACTATTCGCCTTCGCAAGATCGTTGATAGCATACTCCACACCACACTCATCACCAATAGTAGAAACAAACTTACCAAAAGTTTCAGAGAGATCTACCTTGAGAACTGTGACGTTTTCATATGTCTTTTCCAACCAGAACAGATGAGCATCGGAAAGAGTTTCTTGTTCTAGTTTCTGATTGATCGGCATACCCACAGCATAGACAGGCAGACCAGTCTTTGCTGCAAGTGTGGACGCAACAGCAGAATCAATTCCACCCGATACACCCACAACAAATCCATTTAATTTATTCTGATCATTATACCTACACAACCAACCGACTATATTACATGTCAGTTTTAGATAATCTGTAATACGGTTCATCGAAAAATAAAGCCAAAGAGTACATTGAGGAAGGATCGGATACCATTACTATCCTTAGTGATCTCATCGAACATATACATGTTCAATCTAAAAGCATAGTTAGCTTCTGCTACCAGTGCATTGACCTGAGACTCTGACAAATCAAGAGAGTCTAGTCTTTCTCTATATTGTTTTTTAAATTCTTTAGTGTCTGAAATCTTTTTGAATCCATAGAAAGCAAGACCCTGTTGATCCAAGTTCAATGCCTTCTGTGCAATATTCTTAAGGATCTGTCCACCAGAAAGATCTCCAAGGTATCTGGTGTAGTGATGTGCAATAAGAAGATAAGGTTCTTCCTTTGCAATCTCTCTAATACGATGGACATATGTATCTGTGGATGGACACTTCTTATCAGCCATCTCACGTCTCCAACATGGACCATAGAAGTACCTAAGATCCAAACCAATAGAAGACTCTCTATGAAGTTCATCCATAACAATAGGACCAACAAGAGGATCTTCTCTCAACTTATTCAGTTCTTGTTCCATGGCATCATAGACGTAGTATAGGTTAGAAAGTAGTTGGCTATAACTATCTTTACTAACCACACCCTTTAGAAACGATGCGACAAAGTTTGTATTCTCCGCCATGGAGTGGGACTCTTTAGTCCCAGTTTTCAATGCACTACTCAGTTTCATCCTCTTTCCTTGTAGCTAGAATGACTGTGTTCTCATAGTCACGTCCAACGTCGAAGGTAAACTCCTCCTTGATACGATCAATGAAAACATTATAATGGTTATCATTAAAATTGACAAGGTTATAGATGATGTATGCATACTTAGCGTTCTGAATAATCAGATTAAAATATGCCATCTGTGAATCCAAGTCACATTCAGACAGAGCATAGTTACTAATGAAGAGATCTACATCCTTAATCTCATCCAATTCTGTAGTAGGAATACAGGTAACTTTATCTTTAAGGTCGGGGAACTGATCCAAATACTTACGTTGCAAAGCACTGACCTCAGGGAGATCAACTAGAATATACTCATCAAATTCACAGACCATACTGAGAACTCTACACAGTCCACCATATCCACCACCAACTTCTACAATCTTACTAACCTCTGCACCATTAAGCATGAATGACATCTCAAAGGTATTCTTCATATACCTGAGAGTTGTTGGAGAGACGGCACCATCGAGGCCAGGGTAAGGGAAAGTCTCTGGATTGCCGTACTTATCATTCTCTTTAAAGAGTTCGATGTTTTGTTCGACTCCTTCCTCACTCATCTCCCTACAGATGTTGAGATAACATTGTCCTTGATCCTTCAGTACATGTTCTAGAATAGTTTTATACTTAGGGTTAGATTTAAAATTAGCAAAGGCATCATCATCAGCAACAGCTTCTTTACATGCCTCAAGATATTCAACGGCAATTTGATCTTCTGCCTGCCATCCGCTACGTGTCATAATGGTTTAATCCTCTGAGATCTTTGTGGGTCTAATTGTACAAAATAATTTTGATAAAGATAGTCTTCTGCGACTCTCATATTCAAAGCAATTTCAAAGTTTTCTTTGATAGCTTCCTTCTTTGATTCGTAATACTCGGAAGTCAATTTGTCCCAAGGAATATTATTCCAAGGTTGTCCTTCATCCAAGAAGATAATACCTTCTGGATTAAAATACTGTGCTACACCAGCAGTACCATAGTATACAGGAATAGTACCACAAGCAAAGCAGTCAGTCAATTTCTCTGTGAAATAGGTAGGATAGTTTGCATTCTCTACTGCGAAGGAGAACATATAATCCCTAAGTGCTCTAGACTTTTCCGTAAGAGGAAGTTCTTGAGGAAGTCCCCAACCAAATAGACTATCACCGCCTTCATGTTGAAAGAATTGTTCTACTACTTTGAGACGACGCTGGTGTCCCACAGTATATCCTTTGTTAGATGCGACCATTGAGACAAGTTTTGACTTGGGGTAGATGTCTCGATCCATAACCCAAGGAGCAGCATTAGAGAGGCAATAAAGAAATTTACCGTCAGGACCAACCTCATCCGTGAGTCTTTGGTCAGCAGTAAAAATGCCATCCACACGACTAGCAACAAAATCATAGTTTTCTTCAATGAATTTGTATTGATCTGGAATGATCTCTCTTGATTCTAACAGCCAAATAAATTTTGGCAAGTCGGAGTTATCTTCCAGAGCCTTAAGGGCCAAACTATTTACATATAAATTGACGTAACCAGATCCATCATGTACCCATTGAGTATAGACAGATCTGTTATTAGCCGATGTAGATGGAAGTAGATCGTCGTTACAAATCAGATTGATTGGAAACTTTCTTGAGGCATCAAGTACTGGAACATCAATACCTGTTGGGGATGCGGCCGCCTTTTCAACAACATCTTTAATTTTATTATCCATAATGAGGTTTCATATCGTTATAGACTTTTTCGATTCCATCTTCGATGGATGTTTTTGGACTCCAGATTTTTTTAATCGTTTCGTCTGGGACATTACGAGCATCCTTCTGCACCTCGTCTTTGGATGCTGCGGGAACAACTTGAACTTCTTTACCGTCTTTTGCAAAAAGTCCCTTAATGATTTCTCCAACTGCCAGAATATTTGTACTGACAAAAGAAGTAATATGAAGAGGGTCAAAAGAGGTGAACTTATGATAGTTTTCCATGACCGCCTCAAGAGCCTCACAGCAATCTTCAGCGTAAAGGAACTCTCTCTGTTCTGTACCATCGGTTAGCATATCAATAGTACCTGTCTCAAATCCCTTCCTGATGAAATCAGTAATGACATGAGCCTTGTCCATGTCCTTTTCGATTCCATATACATTCCAGAACTTAACGATCAATCCATTCAGAGACTCAGTATATAGTTCACCCATACGTTTCATAACTCCGTATGGAGAGTAACTCATCTGACTCATCTGGGATGATGCAAAGACAAATGGTTTTTTATACTGTTCAAGCAACCCAAAAGTCTGAGTCATCAGACGAGAATTGTTATCAATAAACCTGAAAGTATGTTGATACTTCTTCAGATACCTAGATCCACCCACATCAAAGGCCAAGAAGAACACAAAGTCAGAGTTCTTAATGGCGCGATCTAGATTATGATTAGGGATCTGTGTAAGATCTTCACCAGGATGACGTGCAACGTCAAACGGTACAACTTCATGACCTTTCTTAGTAAGATATTCAGCCAGGTATGCACCTACCTGGCCACTAGATCCAAGAATTAGAATTTTCATGCCCAATCAATTACATGTTTAGAACCAAAGTTTACTAGTCCTGTTCCACTCATGTGACCGACTTCAGTAACATCAATCTTAGGTTCTTCAATAGCATCCCACATGTCTTGAACTTCAGGCCAAGCAGGACCAATGTCATCGAGGAGAAGAATTCCTTTCCAACCTTTCTCTTCTAGGAACTCCATCATCTCCACTTCCTGAACACCATCATGGGGATCTACATCAATCATGATGATAGAGATCTTGTCCCACTCAAGCGTCTCATCCTCTCGGAAGTCTTGAATCTTGAAGGTGATGTTATCTTTTTCAATCTGACTTGCACCTTGTTCAACCAGATCATAACTAATGACCTTATTGGTTTCGTTATAAGACAGTGCCAGTGCAGACCCACCGTTACGTGTACCTACATCCAGAATGTAGGATTGATTGAAGAACGTAGAAAGATATCCATAGAGACGATACTCACTCTGTCCCGCAGACAACCAGTCATTAGGGTTGAGAGAGATAGCCTCAAGAGCAGAGTGATCTAGATTCTGTACGTCTTCCTTGTTGATTTTAATAGTTTTCTTAGTGACCTTACGCATTTACCAATTCCTTTTGTGACGAAGTTTCAACCGCTTTGCGGGATTTAATTTGTTCAGAGATCCAAGCATAAGTCTTGGCGATACCCTCTTCTAGGGTCTGACTGTAGTCCCATCCAAGTTTTTCGCGGATGAGATCATTGTTAGAGTTACGACCACGAACACCAAGAGGTGCATCGAGTTTATGGTTCTTAGTAATAACCTTACCAGATACCTTGGCAGCAGTGGCAACTAGTTCATTAATAGTTACCATCTCCTCAGAACCAATATTAACTGGTCCCATGAACTCACTGTCCATCAGACGGCGGGTTGCTTCAATACATTCATCGATGTACAAGAAGGATCTAGTTTGTAGGCCATCTCCCCACACCTCAATAGCTCCACCCGTCTCAGGGACGTAGGCGACCTTTCTACAAATTGCTGCGGGAGCCTTCTCACGTCCACCTTCCCAAGTTCCCTCAGGTCCAAAGATGTTGTGATAGCGAGCAACCCGAACAGGAATATTATAGTTACGGTTATAAGCAAAGTAGACACGTTCAGAGAAAAGTTTCTCCCATCCATATTCGGAGTCTGGGTCTGCTGGGTATGCGGATTCTTCACGGCAATCAGGGTTATCAGGGTCCAGTTGATTACGTTCTGGGTACATACAGGCAGAAGAACTGTAGAAGATCTTCGTCTTATTACAACCCCTGATCTGATTAGCCTTATGAACTGCATCCAAAACATTCAAGTTAATGGAAGCAGAATTATGCATAATATCTGCCGAGTGTTCATCAGTAAAGATGTATCCTGCACCACCCATATCAGCAGCGAACTGATAGATTTCATCGAAGGTATCCTTACCAACCTGCACCAGTTTTCTGACTGCCTCTGCATCCCTAAGATCATCTCTTCGGAATTCATCTGCTGCAGACTCAGAGAACTCAGGGTACTTAATATCAACGCCGCGAACCCAGTACCCTTCGGACTTGAGGCGTTTTACCATGTGACTCCCAATAAAGCCACCAGCACCAAGCACCAGTGCTGTCTTCTGAACTGTCATAGAATCGTTAATCATTACGTTGTATTTAGTGGGGTTGTGGATCGTTCACATCAAGGATATCAATGGTCGGAAACCAACCCATTTCTCTCATCTTTGTAGTGTCGGCAACCAATTCATCAGGTTCATGAGGAGTTTCTTTCTTTATAGGTAGGTGTCCCTGACCCATAATTTGTGCCAACTCTAGTACCGATGTAGATTTTCCAGTACCAATATCAATAGTACCACAATAACTACTTGGAATCAAATATGCAATGGCTCTACACACATCAGAAACATGAATCCAATCACGTCTATGATTTGTAAGATACCCAGCAGTATTATCTTTTAACATTCGGTAAAGCATATCTTCCCGACTGTCTTGTTCCGCCCACACATTGAAAAATCTCATCCCAACACTGTTAGGAGGAGCCATGGCTTCATTTACTTTTTTAGTAGTGGCATATGGATTCCTCCACCACTCATAAACACCAGCAGAACTGGCATATAATAGTCGGGTTTCAGTGTCCCTGCAATAATCAAAAATAGGTTTGGATTTTTCTACATTATTTTCCCAGAATGTTTCTGGATCATCAATACTATCCCTTAGATTTGCAAAGGCAGCAAGGTGAATAACACAATCAAACTTTGGAGTAAAAAGATCTGCATACTCATTGAAGTTAGCAATATCACATGGAAAATCTAACCCAACAACATTCTCTCCAAGAGCAAGTTCATACTTAAGATGATACATGAGAGCCTTACCAATAAAACCCTCACTACCTGTTACTAAAATCCTCATGTCATTTAATAATTTGGATGGCGTTCAATAATTCTTCTCGATGATTAATCTCATCATTCATTATTTCTTCAATTTTAACATCATCAGGATGATCTTTCAAGTATTTACTGTATGTGTGTGCTGCATGGTCTTCTACTTCGTAGGACAGATGGTATGCAGACTTAGGAGCCATCCAGTAATAAACCACATTGACCCAATAATAGATAAGTACGAGGTGTCTGGCGACAAAGCGATCCACCCAATAAGCATTACCGCCCCTGCTCTCCATATACTCCAGATGTTCTGTTTCATTGACTGATTGTGCGAAGTGTTCTTTCATCAAGTAAAGATGTTCTGGTCCACGTAGGCCTAGACTTTCTCTAAGATGCAACACACTCAAAAAAGCAAAATAGGGTGCTCGAGCAATCTCCTCAAGCACCCAAAATCTTTGAAAGTCTCTCCCACGATATAAGAAATCCAGTATTGCAACTGTAATCTTAAGAACTACCGTGTTAAATGTCTTCATGCGTCCATTGAATCCATGTACTGTTTGTCATTTAGCCCTGCTGTCTGTACTTGTGACAACCCAATGGATCCTTGATACCATCCAGTCGCAATGTACTTATCAGACATAGGAGGGTTACCTCTATGTAGATGAGTATAACTCCCAGGCCAAATTACGACAGTACCTTTAGTTGGTTTTATCTTCAATCCCTGATAGAGAAACTCAGTTTCTCCACCATCTTCAACATCATTCAAGTAAACCATCCAAGCCATGGTTCTTGTGTTGAGGTTCCAATTAATGTTCTCCCCATGGAACAAATGATACCCCTCAGTGGGTTTCGTATGCTGCATCAAACATACAGAACTAACATAATTAAAGTTAGTCAAGTAAGGATACTGATTAATATAAACTCCCAAACACTGATTTACAAAACCCATCAAGTCCCTAGCTTCTCCAGGAGAGAATGCATCAAGACAGATTTGTTTATCCTTTACATGTGTATAATTTCTGGGGATGACTTGTTGAGCTTCATTCATGTAATTAATAAGATAATCACAGAAGTCGGGGTTTACAGCTCCCCTATAAATTCCAATAAAGTCAGTGTGTTCGGGTTCAATATTGATACCCATGGGTTCATGATTCATAATTGATTTGTATGCTCGCCACTTATTTTTGACTGAAATAAGAAACAGGCGGGGTAACCCCATCCGCACCAGTCGGCATATTTATTGTCCATCCGACGAGGACTTAATGTTACCAGCAACTACTATTCTACCATCACAATGGTTCTCTGGAACAGAGTGTGGTTCATCTGTAAAGATGACACACATTCCATCATGAGGTTGAACAACATATCCACTAAAGTCTAATGGGGAACTGCCTGGAGGAGCAGAAACATAATAAACAAATGAATATTGACTAGTACCATGTCTATGTTCACGGGCATAATCACCGTAATTATATACGGCACCCCATAATTGATACTTTGATGTATCTTTATCTAGAGACAGTTGATCTAGAACCCAATCTTTTAATTTAATAAATGGTTCGGGATATGTATTATACCCCGTATGTTTTTCAACTACAAGATTGGTTGATTCTTCTTTGCTGTTGGGAAGAAAGTCTATCCATGATTTTAATTCCTCATTTAAGGAAGCACTATCAGGATAGTCAATGATATTAATCATTACCAGAATCCTAAAGGACAAGTAGTACCACCAAATCTAACCTTGGTTGCCATGAAACAACCACACTCTAAGCATCTGTTACTATCGGAATCATAACGTCCACAAGAGCGACAGATTTCCATCCTAGCATCGATGAGTTCATCTTCAGCCATGACAGAACCTGATTTAGCATAATGTCTAATAACATCAAAAGCAGCCTTGCTGAATGAGGCAGCTTGTACAGTTATCTTTGGTAGTTTTTTCTCGTCCATATTTTAAAGGGGTACACTCCCGACCAGGGCGCTTTTAGAGTCATCCCGAGACTCTCAAGTAGTTAGTTGTACCGCCAAACTCACCATCAATAACATAATTAAATGGGATACAATAACGTGGCAGGTCACTTGTAGATGGACCTACAGAATGCATTAACCATGAAGGGAAGATGACAATCAAATCATCTTCCAATTTCTGATCAAACCATATCTTATTATGTATTCCTAATTCTGCAATGTCATACTCATGCTCATTTGTTTTCCATGTAGGATACAAGGTAACAAAGTGCAGGTACTCTCCAGAATCTTTAGGTACGGAAGGATAGTAAACTCCTGAGAAGATACTATTACTATGGTTATGTTCATGACAGGCATCTCCCATCATTTGTTTTGTTGACCAAGAGTCACTCCTTCTTAGTGAGTGTCTCTCATCCATAACACCGAGGAATTCATGTACAAAACTTTCCATATTGTTATGGATAAGATCCGCAACCTCAGTCAACTCAGGACAAGAAAGAAGATCTATGACTGTAGTGTTCCAGCCATCAGATCTTCCATACATATCTTCGCCTTTTTCCCAGCCCACACTCTCAAGGAAATCAATAATCTTAAGTCTAGAGATAGTACTTAGACCTAATTTATTTGTCCATATAGGAGTTGGAAATACTAGGTTTACTTCAGGCATTAATCAATGATTCCTTCGTTATAAAGATCCTCCGAGATAAGTTCCAGAACAAGTTCATAATCATCTTCGGGATCGTTGTAGAATTGTACACCTTCGTTTCTATAGAATCGAAGAATCTTCTTATAGATTTTAGGGTGTCGATGGTCAATGTCAACCTCTCTGTTGACTGCTTGTTCTAGTAGTGAAATTTGGGTCTTGAACTTTGAAATAAACGAACTAGACGTGGACATTTCTCTGATTGTTAACGTGTATATTTTACAGTCGTACCAATGGTTTGTCAAGGACCATCATCATGATCCCATAGGTGTCTAAGGTCATCGTCAGCAGGCATAGCAACGACACCTTTTCCGTCTGGATGACGGACTAAAAAGCTTTCTTTATTTTGTTCGATCCTATCCATGTAAGAATCGAAATTTTTTTCAAATTCGGCAAGAGTCAATTCAATCATAAGTGGAAATATGATTAATCGGGACGATAGGATTTGAACCTACGGCCGCCCGCTCCCAAAGCGGGTGCTCTACCAAACTGAGCTACGTCCCGTTAAAAGCCAGTGTGACTGGCACTTTTGTATCAAGGGTGAAGTTTTAGATCTTCATCCTTGAATTTTTGAAGTAATCTTTGATGTTTTGTACCAGGGAAATCAATTTGTTCTCCTCTGGCAATAGTGTACGATGAGGCTTGACTCAGTACTTGGATTAAGTACTTAACTTCGTCGGGACTTAATTGCATTTATGCGGGTGCAGCAGGGTCAACTAGAGTAGAAGCATTAGCTTCATCAATTCGTGACTTTTGATTTCTATGTTTAAGATTAGCAATCATAGTTTCAGGTTTCATCTCGTTATATAGATCACCAGAAAAATTATGTCGTTTATCATTAGCCAGATCCCACTCTTCTTCCCAATTTTTAAGGACAACGGCATCTTCTGAAACCCAGGCACTTCTCCAACAACCTACGTTCTCTCCTTTATCCCAGCGACGTACAACATATGTGCCACTGGATAAACCAAACGTACCTTCAAGGCGTAATGCAAAAGCAGCATTTCCATCTGGGATTGGTTTCAGTTTTTTAATTTTCATAGACTTGAACCATGCATCTACCACATAAGGTGAAGCAAGAACAAGAACATAAATTTCATCAAGATCGCCAGCGGCTTTAATATCTTCATATGACTTTTCCCAGTCCTTTACCATCTGAGTATCGATGGGATTAAAAGGACTGCTAACTCCCAGAACAAGGATGGACTTATCTTTGAAGAGATTATAAATTGGTTTTCTAGTAACCTTCTTCTTGGTATTCAGGAAGAAGACTTCACATTCTGGAATCTCAAACATAATTTTTCTCGTTAATTTAGAATAATCTTAGAGTATATATTCAGTTTAATTCTTCCATAGATTCAAACTGTTCATCTAGATTATAAAGCAATCTATAATCGTCTGTCAAGATGTAATACCCTACGATTTTACTACCATCATCTGTCCAACCATAACCCTTTACATTCTGTTTTGAGCCATCAATTGTCAAAAATTTGTTTTCGTTTGCTAGATACGAATGGTAGCGTTCGTCCAAATTAATCATCGTTCTTCAAAATTAAGTTTCCTGATCCTTCGCTTGCGGCGAGCCTCTTGGTATTTTAGGTCATCAGCTGTAAGAATTCCGTTAGATTTAACAATATCTTTATAATTCAGTAATACGACTTCACTTAAATCGTTAGCCGTTACTGAATCTTTGGATACTATCATCCTATTGGAACACCCACAGCTCTTGATCCTTGATGAACTAGTGAGTTCAGACCCACATAGTTTACACCTTGCTGCTAACATTTTCTGTTACCTTTAATACAACTTTATAGTTGGACCCAGCAAGAAGGATTAGTTACACAGAACTCATTATCTCTTTCATCCGCCTCAACAGTAACGTTGAGATCATAACTCACAGAATACCTAGGAGTACTTCCAGAGTAAAGTTCCACCTCATGTTGTAAAGCTGAAGGGAATAGGATTAATCGATTTTGTATAGCTCTATACTTAACCACAGACATGTTCAACTTATTATTATCATTATATCTGAGTGGCAAATTTCCTAAGATTTCATTAGGCGATTTAAAAGCTATCTTACCACTGTCATTACCTTCTTCTGTCTGAATATAAAAAACGGCACTGAAATTTGCATTAGAATGGTTATGCTCATAAACTGATCCGCCGTCTTCTATGACTACTGGCCAAGACTTTTGGACATGATATGAAAATCTTTGAGATGGAACTCCTAATTTCTCTAGGAATTTATCTAAATGATAATTAATCTGTCTGTTTAACCACTGGAAAGGTTTTTGTGATGCAATCTGATTATCACCATATACATCTCCAGTGAGATTAGGCCTCGCTATTTCAGTAAAATCTTCGCCAGGTTTAGCTAGGTTAGAAAATTTATCCTGATGAAAATTAATTAGATACTGAGCCATCATAGCAGAATCTTTATCACTCGGATTAAGATCTGCATAGTATATAGGAGTTGGAAACCAAGTTTCAATCATCTTTCAAAAACTATATTAAAGGCTACACAGATGCGTGTACTATCAGTGGTATTAATTTCGACTCCATGATGTAACCATCCAGGAAACAGTACAATCTTACCTATCTCTGGAGATTCCTCATGAATCATAGACTTCTGTCTATAGGCTGGACTAGACAATAATCCTGGTGTTGGGCAAATGAAGAATAAATTTCCATCATCTCCTGAAGTATCGTAATAGTATACCCCAGAAATATCTACATGTCCATGCTCATGAATGTGACAAAAGTTTCCTTTCTTATATAGAGCAACCCAAGAAGATTCAATTTGATATGGTCTAATTTCAAATCCCAAACTAGCACAATATCTTTCAACATGTTTATCAATCTCTTTCTGAAATTGAGGACAATGTTCTAAGATATTTTCCTCAAAGGTAGGATCAGAAAGATAAACATGCAACTTATCAGTCATCTCCAAGTCTAGATCATGACAAGCAATCTGGATCTCAGTTTGAGTCCTGACTAGGTTATCAATCTTTGAGGTATAGATTGGAGTAGAGAATAAATTAGTAATCATATGGGAGATACAAGGATCGAACTTGTGACAATCTCGGTGTAAACGAGGTGCTCTACCGCTGAGCTAATCTCCCGAGGCTCCCAAGGCTGGATTTGAACCAGCGACCAGCCGATTAACAGTCGGCGGCTCTGCCACTGAGCTACTTGGGATTGTTCTTTTCTTCTTTAGCGGTTTTGAAATAGAGTTTATAATATCTCTTTTTCATTTTATCAATGGTGTTCATGTCTTCTTCAAATCCCATGTACTTGAGATGTTGGTAAGTACCTTCCATCTCGCTTATGAGTAGAAGAAGATTGACTCCTGTTACGGGTCTTCCACCAAATGTATAGTTGTCCATAAGAAGTAAAAGGACAAGCGGGTGATCGGACTCGAACCGACGACAGTCTGCTTGGAAGGCAGAAGCTCTACCACTGAGCTACACCCGCATATGAATTACATGTAATTCATAATGTCGATGAGAGGACTTGAACCTCCACGAATAAATTCACTGGAACCTAAACCCAGCGCGTCTACCAATTCCGCCACATCGACGAACGATTCAGGTAGGACTCGAACCTACGACCGACTGCTTAGAAGGCAGTTGCTCTATCCAGCTGAGCTACTGAACCAATAAAAGAGAATCAGAAACGATTCTCAGAGCCACCTAGATGACCGTCAAGGAAGTTTTCAGAACCTCCAGGAGGGTTGAGTTGTACAGTTGTTTTTCCGTGGTTCGTAGCAATATTATACATCAACTCATGGATATTGTCAGGTTCTTTTGAGGTATTCTGTTGCATTTCTTCTTCAACAATTCTCTGTTGTTCTACCTGATACTCTCGTTGTTTTTCTGAGAGAGGAATAGGGTCCCCGAAGGCACCACTAAACCACTCATCTTCAGGACATACAACAGGAGCAGGAACTCCAGTGTACTCAGGCATCAACCACCACCCATCATGGGGGTCATCATTAATATGTTCGTAGTCTTGTTCAAACTCTTTGCAGTCTACTGTATCTTCATCAACTGCACACTCTAGTTTATCTTCGTTCTTGAATAGCTTATCAAAAATTTTCTTGATCATGCCTTTACCAATTTCTTAGTGTACTCGTATGCATAAGTTTCTCGTTTCCCTTCAATACCCCATCCCAACCAATAGTAAGCAGGAACCATGTATTGGGAGACAGTTTGTCCACTGCCCTCAAACATAGGCAGGTAGCGTTGGAAGACGTTCTCGTTAATCATGTAACGAGTTTGACATTGTAGGGTGCTAGGATCACATCCATACTTGGATGCAAAGCTACCTAACCCCAGATAACGGTTCGTAGAGGTCCACTGAATGAGCCCGTAACCACCCCGATGACAATCAGAGTAAGGAACTCTAGCACCTCCCTCACATATATTGGCATGGAAAAGAGACTCTTGTTTAATATTCCCAAGAATTGTTGAAAGGGCATTACGATCTGTAATTCTAGTCTTAGTCTGCAACTCTTCCAAAACATATTGTTCTGAAGGAGAACAATCAGGACACTTCCAATTTGGAGAATATGGTTGTGACTCGATCTGTTGTACTGGCAGATATTTTTCAGTATCTTCTGGCAACCGAGACGCAACAACAGTGGTTGGAACAATTGCCAACGCACCCAAAGCATAAAGAAATCGTTTCATTGAATCAATTGTTTACGGAAGGTTTTTTGTCTAGGAGTGACTTATGTTCCTCGTAAAGAGAAACCGCATCTTCGAGTCTACCATCGTTGACCAATTCATGCAAGCGATCTACTAGTAGATCACGCAACATCTCCTCTTGAGTCTGATCCATGGAAATAATCCTTCCTGAAATAACGGCTGAGAACGTTACTATTATAGAACTTGGGGTCTCCCGTGTCAAGCGCTTCTGTCAGTACGTTATTTATAAAGAGTTGTCTGGTTTCCTCATAGTTGACTCGTCCTTTAGAAGTATGGAGCGATATGATCTCTCTCCTAAAGGCATCATTCCCAATCCTACGGCGTTCTTCATTAAGTTCGTCACTACTTCCGTAGTATTTTTTCCAGTCGCTTTCAGATTTAACTCTCCGATTTTTACCTCTAGGCTTTCTAAACTGGTAGAAGTATTTTCTGCCAATGTATTGTCTTCCGTTCTCAGTGTTTGTAATACGGTAGACGAAACCGAAGAAATCACCAATATCATCAGAAGTGAAAGCTGTACCTTGATATAACCAGGGGTTTTGATAGCCCCCTTCACCCACTCTGGATTCTTCATTCAATTTTTTAATCAAATACTACCTTATATATCAGTCTTTATTTGACACCCACTTACCTTTCTCTTTATCGTATCTTCTTACTTCCCCAGGACGCAATCTACCCTTGGCACTCTCAACATCTTTCTTGAATTGTTTCCAATCCTTACCACTCCTGGCAACAGTTTTCCTACCGTACTTTGCTTCTACTTTTTTCTTTGCAGTATCCTCGTCAGCCTTTGCATGTCTTTTAATTTTTTCAGCTGCGGATTGATTATCCCATTCTGAAATCATCTCACCGTGTTCTGGTTCAAAACTACAGTTCCAACGACGACGTGCAGCCTTTCCTCTTTCACCAGTCCAACCTTTAGAACGAGCACAGAAACTCTTTCTACGTTTTGCTGCCTTTGAATCTGGATCTAACTTAGAAGGTGGAGTAGTCACAGCAGTCTTTAGGTTACCACCTGTACGTCTGTTGTACTTTGCGACACCCTTTGCAGTCATACCTGCACCACTCTCAGTGCTTCTCTTGTCACCAGACTTCTGGGACATACCACTCATGTCTTCTTTGACCTCTTGCTTACCGTAGGTCTCGCAAGGATCTTTACCACATCCACAGTTCTTTTTCTCAGGTTTATCGTGGGTGTAACCCTTCTTCTTCATGCGAAGATGATCCTCTTCTGTCTCGGCATCATATCCCTTACCTGTTTTGGGATCATACATCTTATGAGGTTTGAACTCTTCCTTGACTGCCTTCTTATCTTTCTTCTTAGCAAAGGCTGCCATTGGTCCTTTAGGTTTACCATCTCCTTTATAAAGACCATACGCACTTCCTTCACCAAACATTTTTGGTCCTTTACTCTTCTTCTCTGCGGCAGCACGTTCACCCTCAGTCGCACCTTTCTTTGCCAAAGTTCTGATCTTGGCAAACTTTTGAGCAGTCCTATGTGCTTTCTTATCGATGGTAAAACTTTCTTTCATTTTCTTCTTCTCAGGTAAACCTTTATGTTTGGTTTTAGCAAACTTCTTTACGTCGGACACGCTGGCGGTGGCAGCAACTTTGGAAACCTCAGGCGAGGGGTTTTCCATTTCCCCTTTTTGAGCCGCTCTAACCATCCCGAAGAATCTTTGTTGTTTTTTGGAGACTGCTGGCATGTCAACTACCTAAACCTCTTCCTTTATCATAATTATCTTTACCACCATAACGTGCCATGGTTTCAATATAGTTTTTGGTTGACGTAAATCCTCTCTTCTTTGCATCTGCTGCTGTGTTATCTTTATCTTTCTTAGCTCTCTGCATCTTAGCAATCTTTCTCTTAGTATCACTAGTTTCATTAGGGTTCTTAGCACCCTTCTCTTTCTTCTTACCTTGAGGGTTGATAGCGTTACCTCTACTTGATCTGAGACCTCCTGTCTTTACCAGATCCTTACGAACTGCTGCCATAGCAGAACCCTTCATGGTTCCACCTTTCTTAGATTCTTTACCAGTCTGAGGATCCTTACCCTTCTCTTTAGCATAACGAGTAAGTTCAGATAGAGTCTCAACTGCCTCGGCAATAATCTCTACAGACTTCCATAGATTATTCTCAGAAACATATGTTTCTACTAAGTCATCAAGATCCCATCTAGAAACATCATACCCCTCAGTCTCTAGATTCATATACCACTCAGTAAACTTCTCAGCGTGATGTTCTCTTAGAGAAGTTTTATATGTTTCATACTCTCTTCTATGTCTACCAACAGACTCATCTACAGTCTTTCTACGACCACCACTTGTGGGTTGATCGTGCTGAATAGGTCTATCAGTCTTTTTCTTGGCGACAGCTCTCTTAGAACCATCAGGATTGATAAAGTCTGAAGGATAGGTTGCTTCCTTAATACCCTTTTCCTTTCTCTTTGCTAATGCCTTAGCAAGAATTCTCTTACGTGCTGCAGACTGTTCATCCTTAGGAACGTTAAACATGTCACGATCAGTCTTCAACTTCTCATCAGGTTTGTCATAACCCTCTACCATCTCACTATCTGGTTCGTATGAACTTTTTTGAAATTCTTTATACAAAGCATGGGCTTCACCATGTCTTCCTTCCTTAGTAGACTTCTTGCTCATATCGAACAACTGTTTCTTAGAATACTTGTGTCCCTTTAAAACAGAAGACATCGCATCAGAAGACATTCCCTTCTCTTGAAGATACACTTCCTGGTATGCTTCTTGAAGTTTATCGTTGGAAGATCGGTCCATAAGTAACCATACTATTCTTATATACGTATTTATTAGATCAATAAATAGAACTACATGGACCCATTACTGTAATCTAAATGGCAAGACAGGGAATATTCACTGGATTTACGCCGAATGATGGTCTGGGAGACTCACTTGCCGCTGGTGCGGTTAAGGTTAATGATAATTTCCTAGAAATTTACCAAACGTTCGGTGATGGAATCAACCTAAGTGCTAATGCAGGCAGTGCTGGAACTTGGGCAAAAGTAGCTGAGTATGGAATCAGTACAAGTAAGTACGTAGGTATAGGAACAGAACTACCAACATCACAATTGCACGTTGCTGGTAATACATTACTAGCAGGTATCACTACAGGAACATTTGTCGGTGATGGATCTGGACTAACTGGTGTTACTGCTACTGGATCTGGTGTTGTAATTAAAGATAACGGAACACTAATTGGTGTTGCACAAAGTATTAACTTCGGACAAAGACTAGATGTAGGACAAGTCTTTGGTGGAAATGTAACTATTGATGCTGTTGATTACGTATCCTACGCAAACCTATCGGGAGTTTCTAGTTACACTGCTATTGCAGGATACTCTTCCGTCACGGATTACTCTCCACTAGCAGGAGTATCTTCATATACTCCAAATGCAGGTGTAGCAACATATGCACAGTCAGCAGGTATTGTTACTTACGCAGCTGCATCTGGTGTGGCAACTAATGCTGGTGTATCAGAGTACGCAAAACTGGCAGGGGTCTCCACATACGCAGGTAGTTCTGGAGTATCTACGTTATCTGGATATGCAAGTACATCTGGTATTGCAACAGTAGCACAGAACTTAACAGGAACTCCCTCTATTACTATTGACAATATCAATTCTGCAATTGGTATTGTAACCTTCCCTGGTCAAGGAAGTAAAATGCGTTTCGACTTTGATGCAACAGGTGATCTACCTGCTGCAACATCGTGGAGAGGTATGTTTGCCTATGCAAATAACCTTAAGAGAGCATACGTTTCTACTGGAACCACCATGGGTGGTTACAACGGATGGAGACAGATCCTACACCAAGATGAGTATGGAAACTACTTCACTGTAGGTGTCATCACTGCTTCTAGATTCTCTGGTGATGGTTCTGCACTAACAAATCTACCTTCAACGGACAGTATCTGGAGATCAAACGCTACTGGTATCAATACCCTTGGCAAGGTTGGTATCGGAACAACCACATGTGTTGAAGCACTGAACATCACAGGTAATATCAACCTTGATGGAAGAATGGATGGTACAGCAACCAACAACACTCTTCCCTTCCTGTGGTCAACATACTCATCTCTACCTCAAGCATCAGATTACCACGGACAGTTCGCACATGCACATGACATGGGCAAAGCATACTTTGCACATGCTGGAAGATGGGTTGAGTTAGTAGATAGAGCAAATGATGGAACTGTCGGTACATCCACAGACAACTATATCGTAGGTGTAATTACTGCCACAGAATTCAGTGGTACTATTAGTGGACTGACAAGTACAGCAAATATCAATACCACTGGTGTTATTACCGCAACCAAATTCGTCGGTGATGGTTCTGGTCTAACTAATCTACCTGGCGGTGGAGGAGGCGGAGGAGTCGCTGGTGTCGTCGTTCAAGAAGAAGGAAGTACAGTAGGTACGGCAGGAACAATCAACTTTGTTGGTGCTGGAATGACTGCAACTCTCTCTGCTGGAGTCGCAACAGTTCATGTAACATCTTCTGGAATCCAAGTAGAGACAGATCCAATCTTTGTATCTTCCGCTGCATACACAATCACTGGAATCCAAACATCACAGTGGTCAAGTGCATACAGTTGGGGTAACCATGCATCGCAGGGTTATCTATCTGGAAGTAGTAACCTCGGTGATCTCAATAATGTTTCTAATGGAACACCTTCCACCAACCAAGTTCTGAAATGGAGTGGTTCTCAGTGGGCTCCTGCTGATGAATCAGGAGGAGGCGGTGGTATTGGACCTAGTGACAGTATCAACACGACGGGTATCATTACTGCTGGATTAATAAACGCTGCAGGATCTGGTGTACCAGCAATCATATCAGATTGGAATTCTTCAAAGCATCTCCAGATGAGTACTGGTGACAATGGAGGTGGATTCAATATAACTGATGTAAATTATTTTGCTTTTAATCATCAACCATATGCAGATAGAGGAACAAATAATAATTTAACAGAAAGACTTCGTATATCTTCTGGCGGTGCAGCGTTCTCTGGTATTGTAACTGCTTCAAATTTTGTTGGTGATGGTTCTGGACTGACTGGAGTTGTTGGTTCTGGATCTGGTGTCATTATTCAAAATAATGGAACTCCAGTTGGCACTGCTGGAACAATTAACTTTGCTGAAAACCTCACAGCAACTACTGTCTCAGCAGGTATTTGTACTGTAACTGCTACTGGTGGAGCAACTACTGGAGTTACAACCTTTACTGCAATCGCTGCTACACCACAAACCATTGATACTTGGTCTGCTTCCACCTACTCTAGTGGTGAGTACACACTAACCATTGGAGTTGGAACGTATAGGCAAATGCAGAAATTCATGATTATGCATGATGCTGGTGGAGCAGGAGTGACCTCAACTGCATATTATCAAGAGTATGGAATTATGTATTCACCTACTCAGATTGTATCTGTATCCGCAGCATACAACGCAGGAAACATCGTAGTTTCTATCACACCAGAACAAGGTATTTCTGGAACCACAACATGTCGTTTCACTAAAACTCTACTGGGAGGCATCTGATAAATGATTAACACAAACAAACCTAAAAATATTCTAGACAGAACAAATCTAACCTTTGTTCCTGAGGGAACAGGAGAAAAAGAATATTATGTTGGATGTTATCAACCAGAAGATTGGGATCACATCCATAAAACTCTCATGGAAGATGGAACATTAGAAGATAATATTCCATCTCGTTCTGTAGGATGTGTTAATCCTTGCGATCATAGTAAGAAGAGAGCAATTTATATCCTAGATGATGCAGAAGCAGATACTTTGAGGAATGATCCCCGTGTGCATTATGTAAATCTAAACTATGATGCCTATCCAGGCACGTTTGCACCTGATCCAGAAATGATTAATACTTCTGTGCAAAGAACTCCTAGATTCCAAAAAAATGTATTAAACTATAGAGCATGGAATACTGCACCATCTGGTGGCAGACCAGAAACTGCTAGGACTAGTCTAGGATCCACTGATCTCAATAGAACAGGATATCAACTCCTAAGACATACACAATTTGATAATCCTTGGGATGCAACAATCAATGGTCTTTCTGGATCAGATCACCAGGTTTTTGAAAGAGATATCTATCAATTAGGTGATGGTACTGGTGTTGATGCAATCGTTGCTGATGAAGGATATTGGTTAGGTCATCCAGAGTTTGTCCATTGTCCAGGAACAGATCCAGTTGGGTATCAAACAGGAAATGTATTAACTTGGAGTGGCATTTCTACTACACCAGGAACATGTGGAGTCTTAGATCTAGTTCTAGACGCACCTTACTACATTGATCCAGACTGGTTTAATGCAGACCCAGACAACAGATTAACTCAACGTTGGGACGGAACAACTGTTCCCGTGGAATCCGTAGCAAGATCCTGGTGGTCCAACTCTTCGCAGAGATCTGTCGGATTCTCTACTATCGGAACAGTATCAGATATTAGTTCATCTTATAGTAGACCATATTGCAACGGATCAAATACTGCAAAACCAACAAACAGCACTAACCATGGCACAGAATGTGCTGGACAAGTATTCGGAAAAAACTATGGTGTTGCATACAACTGTAATCGATGGGTGATTAATGCATATGGAGCTGGATCTGCTGGAATCTCAGCAGGTCAATTTGATGTTCAAAAACTATTCCACCTTTATAAACCAAACTACGATAGGCACTCCGCAAATAACGGAAATCAACAAAGAACGGATGGCAAAAACCCAACACTAAGTAGTAATAGTTGGGGGTATAGATCTACCTCTTGGAATACCACAGCATACTACTGGTATAGACCTGTAGGAACTGCGGGAGAAACTTCTGGAACATCTTATACTTCTGGTTCTCAACCAGACTTTATCGATCTACTAGGTAATTATGGAGACTGGTATAATGGTCCAAGATGTAAGGGAGAAATGGTTGACAATTCTGCTACTGGTGCGGGAGAAGAATTGATTGAGGCTGGAGTGATTTTTGTTGCTGCTGCAGGAAACTCAAACCAAACTCAAATGTCCCCTGGTGACCCAGATTACAATAACTATTGGTCAACATCTGAAAATGGATCACTAGCTAGTTCTACTCATTCTGAATTTGGTCTCAATTGTTATAATACATTCAACCGTAGAGGTTGGCCACAGTCAATTGGAAAAACTCAGGCAGGACTATCAACGGTTGGATGTGAGTTCCCAGCAATCAATATTGGCGCACTAGATGATCAGATTAGTTCTGGTGGATATGGTGGACAAGTAACAGAGTATAAGGAAAGAATTGTAAATTATTCTGATAAAGGAACTGGTGTTGATTGTTATGCAGCGGCAGATGATACTCTAAGTGCAGAGGGTCAGAACGAATCTGATAGTGATTATAATGGAGGTCCATACCAACATCCAGAAACATATACGGGTCTTACTGTCACTGCATACGACGAAGACTTTAGTGGAACCAGTTCTGCATGTCCTACTGCTGCTGGATGGCTTACCACTAAACTACAATATAACAGAGAATGGGGTTGGAGAGACATCAAAAACTGGTTGAAAAATCAATGTGGACCTGCAAATCCAGCCAGATTTTATTATGGTGTAGATGTAGATAGTCTATCTGCAACAGATTTTGCATGGGAAGATGTCCATTCAACGCAAACTTCCTGGGCCGATGGTGATTATGCACCAATTGTTATCTGGGATGCACCAACAGGTTCACCTACAGAACCACAAAGACCCGAATTAACCTTCGGTTCTGAATAATAAATAATAGTAAAAGGCGTCATTAAAAATGGGATCTAAGTCTTTCGGAATAAAACAGATGGGTATTGTCGGATCAGGCAATACCTCTGTCCTCGGATCTAATGCTGATCTAAAACTGAACGCTACTGGACAGGTTGCAATCACCACCAACACTACTGTTTCTGGTGTAGTAACTGCAACATCCTTTGTAGGTGACGGTTCTGGATTAACCAACCTTCCAGGCGGAGGTGGTTATGGTAACTCTGATGTTGATACACATCTCAATACCAGCAGTGCTTCTTCTGGGGAGATCCTAAGTTGGAATGGAAGTGACTATGACTGGGTTGCTGATCAGACTGGAGGTGGTAGTGTACCTGCAAACCTCACTGCAACTACTCTAGATGTATCTGGTATCTGTACTGCTGGTAGTTTTGTTACCGATCTCATTACTGCAAATGGAACTGGTAGAGGATTCTGTACCAGATATTATGTAACTTCTAACGGTGCTAGTGACTATCGTTTTGCGGGCCCTGGTATGCCAAACACTATCGCAAATCCTACTCTCTACTTAATGAGAGGATTTACATACATGTTTGAGAACTCTACTGGTTCTTCACACCCATTCCGTATTCAATTCACAGGAACAACTACAGGTGTTGGAACATATGTCAGTGGAGATCAGAACGGAATACAGATATTTACAATCCCTCATGACGCACCAGCAAGTTATGAGTATCAATGTACCGCCCACAGTGGTATGAAAGGCACATTTGTAATCCCTAGTTAATATGTCACCTTTAGCATTTGGAATCGGTAAATCCCGAGGAACAACATTTGATCCAGCAGTTTTCTACAGTAACTACCTAGTATTTTACTGGAACTGGACGGATGGAAAAGACTTAGATATTATTGCAAAATTTTTGTCACCAAATATCGGTGGTGAATGTGGATCCAGAAGAGGTCCATTGTCTACTCCAGGCAATCAAATCACTAATGGTGATGGCAGTATTGTATACATGCAATGGGGTGGAGATAATACAGAAGACACAGAAGGTTGGGAAGCAATTTATATTGATATTGCTGCATTGAAACAAGTGCCTGGAGGAATACCAAACAATACCATTGAGTTAGATCTCAGAGCCATCTGGTATTCAGAAGTTGGTACTAACCCAGTTACCATCACTGCATCTGGATATGAAGGTGGAACAATGTTGTTGGAAAAAGATACTCCCAATGTTCCTGGTTTTGGATTCTTAAACCCCACAGCAAATTCATCTTACATTGATTTCAAAGAAACCAATGGCAAAGTATTAACTTCTACAAACAGAGAAGACTCTGGACAAAGACTTACAAGAGTATTGATAGACTTATCGGGTCTAAACTTAAGATTTATTGAAGATGATTAAGGTATCGTGGCGTACATTGTATCATTTTTTTAAAAAAATTAAATATAAATACGCCTGAAGGTCTCATTAAGCATATGAAAAGAGCTCTTGTGCTTCTTGCAATGTTAGGATTGACGGCACCCGCACATGCCGATATGACGCATAAGATTAGTTCTAGTGTCCAACTGAATGTCCAGTCTGCTGCTACTCAAGCAACCAGGTTGGGAAGTTCATATAGCGTATCAGGAAGTGGAGTGGCCACTACTGATGGTTCTACTGCTAATACTATCTCTGCTGGAACAATCACTAGTGGTGTCATGAGTCCAGGTACTATTGCTGCTACTCAAGTAACATCTGGAAATGCATTCAGCTACTCAGCTACATACACACAGGCTGATGCAGTGCCCACTTCTGCTCCTTCCGTAGGTGCTGTTGGTAACTTCGGATCAATGACTAGTAATGCTGCTGGTGTTGCTGGTGATCTGGCTGGTACTATTGACACTAAAGGTCTAATGACACTGACAGCTGGTGGGGCAGGTACAACTGCTACTGGCCAATTTGTAACCGAACTAGAGGTCAGATAAGGAGATATATATTATGTCTAGGTTACAAGAAGCAATCGGTCTTGGATTGATTCTTGGAGTCATGCACGGATTGGTACAACCCGCCCACTCCGTGCCCGTGGTGCCAAACTTCACCCAAGGCTCAATGACCAGCCATACAGAAACCACAAGTAAGGTTACTGAAACGATTAATTCTATAGATTATTCAACAGGATGGGAATACTCGGTTTCGGGGGTAGGCGTGTCCAACAACGGGCAACCATTGAACCCCAACACAAATACGAACACAGTCACTGTGACTCCACTAGGAGGGATAGAGGGAAGCGTAACAAGCAACAACACCTCAGCAGATTTAACAGGTTCAAACTTCACACTGACAACACCAGGTGGAGCATTCCAATTTTCACAACATTACCGTGGGCCAGGCGTCACGAATCAGACGGTAATCCAGAGAGTAACAGAGGTTACAAGCGTAACCGACACAACAAGTATCTTTACCCAGTAGTACTATGTCTAAGTCAACTTGCGATTGTCCCTGCCACACTGGCGGAAAATGTAGGGGGTGTAAGTGCGACAGCTAACCCTATCGCCAACTCATCAGGCTCGGTAACCAACCAGGCTATTCAGGTTTTACAGGGTCCTTACATTACTAACACATATGGCAATGGTATCAGCTGCCAAGGTCCTACTCTTAACGTAACTCCATTCATTACACATGGAAGAAGTTATCAAGAACCATGGAATGATATCTACTATGAGCCACAATATGATAGTACAGACTTTATTGGTAGAACAATTCAAGTCCAAAAGAACGTAAAGAACTATCCCTGGGAACCTTGGTATGATAATCGTACCAAAGACGATGGCACCCGTTGGTTTGAAGATGGTGCAGACATGACCGTCACTGTAGATGAGATTGTAGGGGACGGCATACCAGACAATCCTGGCAGCGTGATCTGGCAGAAACCAGTTCGCACAGGACAGCAAGATAATTTGTCAACTAATATTGGTTTATCGGCAACTCTCTCATGGCCGTTGGATAATAGTTTACAAGATCGTTGTAAGAAAGCAGCAGATACACATACAGAATTACAGGCACAACTAGTTGCCAACAAACGCCTCGACTTTGAGATAGCCCGTTTAAAAAATTGTGGCGAACTTTTACAAAAAGGCATTTCATTTCACCCCAAGAGCCCATACTATTCCATCTGTGCAGATGTGGTAGTGCAAGGTGTTAATACAATTAGACCACACGTTCACTCTATTCCAAGTACCGAAGCTAATGGTACAGCAGAAGACCTAGGAACATTCTCTATAGGTAAACCTTAGTCTTTTTTCTTCTTTTTATGCCATTTAATAGGTGGTAATCCCTTCTTCTCACGGTATTTGTCTGCTCGAATCTCAGCAGGACTTAACTTGGGAGGAGTTTTACCTAGCAATCCTTGAACCTTCTTTATAACTTTTTTAACAACAGGTTTTACCACCTTCAAAAGCATATCAGCGAGAGGTTTTGCAAGGATAGCAGAGGACGTTGCAACAACAGCAATAGAAGCAGTGGCAGTTACAGCACCTGCTGATGGGATATTACCTACAATCTGTTCTACAACCTCAATCTTTTCAGTAACCTGAATACATTCCTTACCAACCAGTTCATATCCAGTGACCTTCAAGTCTCCTTTGATATGTCCAACTGGTTCTTTTAATTCTTGGGCCCTCGTTGGGCATTCTACATTACCAGTATCTCCCGTATTAGGTACAGAAGGAGTTTCTGGTGTTTCTGTTTCTGGGGCTTTGGGTGGTTTAATTGGTGGTGGTTCTTGCTTTTGTTGTGTCAGTTCAAGTCTTGATGCATCATAATCTATAGGATAAAAAGAGGGTGAACCTGCATCGCAGTACACCCTTGTGCCATCAGGATCATCTTCCTTCAAGGCAGTATTCTTATCACTTTCTTGGTGTGCTTCAACACAGCCTGGCATGTTGACAACAGGAGTTCCTACCACACTGGTAACAGGTGGATAGATTGGTATTGCCATTGGTGGATTTTGAATCAACCAATCATTAACATAGATATTTGGGATATCAATTCGATTAAGTCCGACACTACGAATAGAAATATCCCCTGTACCAATATCAGGTATCTCCATTGTTACTAAGCCTACTAGGAATCAATTGATAAGCTAACTTATCTCTCACAGCATTTATACGATCATTATCATATTGTTGAAAGTTTCCTTTCTTCTCCACCTTTTTATAATAATGGAGAGCATTATGGATGATCGTAACGTCTTCGATACTCAGGTCGAAGTTCATCTAGGAAGTCCAGGGAGTCCACCACCACCGCCAGGAATACCAATAGCACCACCAGTTGCAGAAGGTAGTTCAGGCATTGCAGCATCCATCATTCCAGGAAGGGCACCAGCAACTGCTTCTGTTACTGCTTTGGTAACACGTTCTTTAGCACGTTCAGCAATAGCATCACGTTGAAGATAGACAACTGCACCAGTACCGATGATACCAGCAGTTCCTAGAAAGGATAACACTGCTAGTGCATTAATAATTTTTTGCATAATTTTATACCTTAGGAGGTGGGTTAGTAGTAGGAGCAATAACCATAGGGGCTTGCTCAATTCTAATGGTCTGAGCAGGAGCAGTGTTAGCGGCCCTTTCAATTAATTTTTCAAGGTCAGCTTTACTTACTTGTCCAGCACCATTCATTTTCATAGTTCCATCGCCAGACTTCTTAGCAGTCTGGACGCCAAAAGTCGCTAGCACGCCCGTGAAGACAGATGCTATGAAAGTTGGATCAATCTTTTGTTGGGGAAGACCTGGGATTGTAACATAATTAAGTGTTAAGATCCCTCCACTCCAGATGAGAATACCCAATCTAACGAGGGTACTCAAAATCATCAGTTGCTCTTCGGAGTCTTCAACTTTATCCTTCAGTTTACCTAAAGGGCCCTTAGGTTTTTCCTTCTTTAATTCTTCTGACATGTATCATATGGAATCAGGCGATAGTATTTAGTAATTTTATTCACCACCACGAGGATACAGGTGACCCACTCCAGGCCTGAATCCTCGTCTATGGTCATATCTATCACTAACGTCTGAAAAATTCAGATCAGTATCTAAAACTCTTACAGTTCCATTTGTAGAAGTAAAAGTTTGAATACCAACTGCTTGAAAACGATTTGCTATCGTAGCAGCAAATCCAACAATAGCTGGTTGTTGTCCACTAAAAGTGAAATTTGATGAGAGTACTAGAGACATCAGACAAACCTCGCACAGAAGAGTAGCCCTGAGGTACTATAATTCTGACCATATTGTCCTGTTATAACATAATATTTTTCAGTGGGACTAATAGTAATAATATCTCCTGTCTGAATGTTAGTACTAGGAGCTTCATACGTAAAACTAATTAATACAAAATCATCAGGAATATAATAAGGAGCAGGCACGAAGTTGTAACATAGAGGAATTCCCTTTACAGTCGTATAGTATGGTTCAACTACTGGTTGTTGTCCAGCAGGATTATTACTCTGTTCCAGTTCACCCCATCTATGATACACTCTAACATCATCAGCACCGACATAACTATGGTTCTGTCCAGCCGAATAAAAATCTATGTTAGCTACTGGATTCGATCCTCTATAATCATATCCCCTCATCAAACCTGCTATTCTGTAGTTGCTGGCGTTGCCACCAGAATAATTCAGAAAATTTAAAGTTGGATAACTAGTCCCGCTGACCCATTCAATCTTTGTAAATCCATCACAATATACGTGATCATAATCTACGAAATCAGGATTAAAGTTATGAAGAATAATAGCATCATAAGTATTACTGTCCAAAGATGTTGAAGATTGTGTTGGTTGATTCCAAACAAGGACTGCAAACTTAGGATCAATGCCAGACTTGAATACCCTTAAGTCTAGAGCATATGAATTACCACCACTTACTGTAATATCTACTCCAGTATAGTTTCCATCAAGAGTACATTCATTTCTAGTATAAGAAGGGGATTGGGAAGTATCCCTGCCTTGTTCGCCAGCAAAGCAAGGCAAGTAGTTAGCGTTCTGAGAACTAAATGAAGTAATACCACTACTACCTACTTGATATTCTTCTCCACTGACAGGATCAAAATGACCCCAACCATTCCAGTATGGACCCGAATTCACCCTAATTGTGGTAGTATTTTGATTCCTAAAAACATGGAACATATTTTCATACTTTTTACCAGGAGCTACTGATAATTTCAACGTTCCATAATTGTAAGTACTGAGTGGATTTCTATGACTATCATAGAATTTATTAGTAGTCCCTCCAAAACTAACAGTAGAAGGAGCTGTATACACAGTAACACCAAATCCTAGTGTAGATCCAGCTACACCAACTGGAAAAGATACATATTCGCCATTAGTAAATCCATAACCAGGATTAGCAACCAGGACCTGATTTGGATTACCGTAGTATCTTCTAACATATAACATAAAATCAGTTCCTACACCAGATGTTGACTCTGGTACAGCACCATAATAATGAGTATAAGCAATATTTGCATCAGCTGGATCGTACTGATACATGTAAGCTTGGATACCTGTAACAATACCAGTTACTTCGGTAGATTCATGCCACCCTAACCATGTGAAGGCACTCTCCAACTGAGTGATCACATCACTTTTGCCGTAACCAGCTGCAATTGTATTAACGTAAGTTGAAATAGCCATTGTCGTTTATGCCTCCAATTGAAGGATTGTTAGGTTTGCAGATATAGAGTTGGTGTACCCTGTTAGATTTTTAATTGAAACGTAGATTGTCGTGGAAGCAGGTTCGTCTAAGTTTCCACCCATAACGAATGGAGAAATAATACTAGTAGTATTAATACCAGTAGAAACAAACTCCGCGATCACTCCACTACCTTGTGCAGGGTCTTCCCCTATACCGCGATTAATATCAGCAGCTCTAGATGCACTATCAGTATATATTCGTAACCATCCCGCAGTAGATAGTCCGACCTTCATCAATCCATAAGACTTGAATCCAGTAATATCAGTGTTACCGATACCATTATTAGGAATAGCAGTTGTAGTTCCTACAACTACCTCTCTAGTTTGTAGAGATCCACCACTAGCGGTGATGGTTGCAATGCCAGTGGCAGAATAAGTAACGTCTAGACCATCACCAAAGTTTACGGTTCTTGCAGAACCAACATTAATATCATCATCCTCACAAACAATACCAGATCCAGTAGCATTAACATTAAGTAGATTGGATCCGTCAATCGCTGGCATAGTACCAGTCAATTGTGCCGCAGGAATGTCAGTTAAACCAGATGCAGATCCCTCAAATGTAGTAGAAGTAATGACACCAGTTACATTTACACCAGCAGGAGATGAAGTAACTGCGGATCCAACAGATAATGTCTCTGCAATCGTAGCACCTGCATCTACTTGTAGGTTCCTATAGATTCTAACAAGTCTGTCTGGTGAAGATCCTGCACTGTAAATTCTCAGTGCATCTTTCTGTACAGCAGGTATTCCTGGATCAGTGCTTCTGAATATGAAACTACCATCAATACCAGGAGAATCAGTTCCAGTATTAATCTGGAAGATCATTTGATCCTGAGACTGATCATCATGTCTAATCCAACCAGTAGAACTTAGTTCCAAATACTGGTTATTGACTTTCAGGTTACCTCTAATATCAGCGGCACCCTCTACAGTCAATGGATCAACTGGGTTTGTAGTTCCAATGCCGATATTCTTAAAGGTATGAATACCAACACCAGTCTCTCTCCAGAACTCAGTGTTACCAGTTACAGTACAAACACCAGCAGAGAAGGAGGCATTAAGATTTGCATCAAAGTTAATCGTTGCAGCAACACCGATATTGTTACCACTGTTTCTGATTACAATACCAGTACCAGAAGCAACAACACCGATCAGTTGAGAACCATCAATCGCTGGCATAGCACCAGTCAACTGTGATGCATTAAGAGATCCATAGAAAGATGTTGCAGAAACAACACCAGCAACAGTCAATGCCTCAGTAATGACAGTAGTTTTAATACCTACATCACCACTAGAGTTAATATATTGTCTAATATTACCAGCGCCGTCAGACAGAACAATATTATTGGATGAAGATCTAATGTCTAGGTCATCATTATTACCTTCATACTTACCAATAAGTACGTTGTAAGATCCCAGAGTGATCTGTCTACCAGCTCTCTCACCCAAAGCAATATTGTATTCACCCTGAGTGACACTATACAGTGCTAGATTACCAATACCAATATTTCTTCCATCTCCACCGTTCATTACGGCTAGGACTTGTTCACCAATACCAATATTGAAACCACCGCCGCCAGTTGACATCGGTAAGTTACCGATTTTTATATTAGCTCCTGTCGGGGTTTGAATCCTACCAGTAGAAACAGTAACAACACCAACGATATTAGTAGGACCAACATCAAAGGATCCAGTTATATTCGCATTACCCTTAGCGGTAAAGATCTTAGAAATATCAGGAGCAGTGGTTCCGACACCAACCTTTGCAGTTGTACCAATACCAACTACACCAGGGTAACCAGAGTTTTGCCAGATACCACCAGCAGCAGTACTAGTTACAGTTACTTCTGTGCCATTCTGAGATAACTCAATGTTCTCACCAGCAACAAGGTTGGTAACAATACCAGCTAGTCTAGATCCGTCTCCATAGTATGCACCGTATACAGTGACGCCGAGAGAAACTGTGTCCAGTCTCTTGGTTCCATTTTGGTATAGCTCAACACTACCGCCAGGTTTGAATACCGCAAGTTTATTATCGTTCTCGTCTACGATCTGAGTATCATGATTTGATTTAAGTTTAAAATCTGCACCATCAAATGTGATGTGTGCGTTCTCACTGTTACCAAAGATCGCCTTTCTAGCATTGTAAATTCTTAATGCACCACCAGAAGTGGCAGTGATCTCGACATCACCATGTACTCTCACACCACTAGGACCAGCAGTAGTTCCAATACCCACATTGGATGTGGTGTGAATACCAGTTACTTCTTTAGACCAATATCCTGTCCCTAATCCAGCAGCAATATCAGTAAATGCAATAGCAACGTTAGTGATACCAGTAATCTTACCAGTAGCATCTACATTGACTTGAGGTACAGTAGAGGAATTACCATAGGTTCCAAAACTTGCACCAGTCAAGTTGGTCATTGCACCAGCATTACCAAAATACTGCGAAGCAGTGATAACACCAGAGGTGTTTACATTTGAATTATTCTGTAGGGTGACTGCTTCATCTGCTAGGGTTGCCTTTGGAGCAGTAACCTGTTGTGAGTAAGATAGGATAGACCAACTCTCACCACCTACACCAACAATCCAGTCACCAGAATAAACACTGGATATACCTGGGTTGGTAAAGGTTGCAATACCAACATTAGATCCGCCTCTGGCGACAATAAAATAGTCTCCCGTGACAATGCCAACGGAAGACAAGGTTTGGCCAATTCCAGTATAAGTTCTTCCTTGTCCTACAACTGTGAGAGCAGTAACAATACCAGCAACAGCATCGTAAAAACCGACGATGTTGAGGTTGGTTCCAAGGGAATTGATCTGGGCCTGTAAGGCACCAGTATCCACAGCTGATGCGATTCCAGTTAGACTAGAACCATCGCCATAGAAGGAAGTAGCAGTAACAATACCACCAGCAACAAATCCAGATGCACCAACGACACTGGTAATAAAACCAACGTCATTGGTGAAGGAGGATAGTGCTGTCGGGGTATTTGTTAGATTGGTGTAATCTAGATAATACGACGGGAGTTGACCATTAAACTTCTGAGAGTTAGTGGAAATGCCTGCCGTTAATGCAAACCCAGTTTGATTAGGTGGATTAAGTCTTAATCCGTCACCGATTGCAAGATATATTTCATTAAAGTTCGCATTAACTTTTAAGGCTCCCTGTCTAAGGGTATCCCCAGTGCCGTCATTACTAGTTTGTCCAGTATTAATTAACTGTTTCGTCATTACCGACAGGGACTAACATATTAAGTATTTAGTCTACAGTTTAAATCCAGCAAACGAATTCTTTTTGATGTCCTGCTTAATACCTGCAATAACATAGGACTCAACCTCAGTTTCCTGAGGTGCAACCTGTAATCCCTTAGAAGAAATCCAGTGTTGTGTCCAAGGTAGAGGATTATTCCTCAATGGCTGATCATAGATTGGATCAATCCCAATAGCCTTCATTCTCTTATTAGCGATCCATTCAACATATTGTGTTAGAAGTTTATCGTTCAAGCCAATCATACTACCATCTTTGAATAGGTATTGAGCCCATTCTTTTTCTTCTTCAACTGCATGTTTAAACATGTTAATTACGTTCTCTTGTTCCTCTTTCGCAATCTCTTTCATGTCAGGGTCATCATCATTCTTCCACTTATTCAGAATCTGTTGCGTTAGAACTAGGTGCTGATTTTCGTCCCTGGCGATAAGAGAAATGATTTTTGCCGATCCTTCCATAAGCTTAAGTTCGCCAAAAGCGAACGAGCAAGCGAAGGAGACATAGAACCTAATTCCTTCCAAGATGTTGACGTTCGCAACAGCTCGGAAGAGTTTCCTTTTGAGTTCATACAGTTCGGATTGAGCATTCGGAACTCCCTCAAGATTATGCTCCCACTGATTTCCTGACCCGTAAATCTGTGCGGCTTGAATAAAGTCATCATATGCTTTAGTTACACTCTCAGCTCGGGCGAGTATCTTCTGGTCCTCAAGAATGGTGTCGAAGACTTCAGTTGGATCTGGATATACATTCTTGATGATATATGTATAAGATCTGGAATGTATCATCTCCATGAATTCCCAAGAAGTCATAGCGGCTTCTAGTTCGGGTAGAGAGCAATAAGGAATGAAAGCCATGCCAGGACCGCGACCTTGTACGGAGTCAAGGAGAATTTGGTACTTAAGGTTCGACGTGAAAATATGCTTCTGCTCAGGACGCAATTCCTGATAGTCGGCTCGGTCTTTCTGGAGAGAGACTTCTTCTGGTCTCCAAAAATACCCCAATTGTTGTTGTGTAAGTTTTTCAAAGACTGGATATTTGTAAGAGTCATATCTTTGAACTCCCAGTGGAGCACCAAAGAACATAAATTGTTTCTTTCTATCTACGATATTTTTATTAAAAACTGTCATTCCACTTGGTCTACTCTTAGATTTTCTTTCTTCAGATCTTACAAGATTCACAATCTTCCTCCTCTACGGTACTTAATAGACTTTCCAAAGCTTCTTTTTTGTCATCGATACCATCATCACTCTTCATATCATATGTATTTTGATAGTACGATGTTTTCCAACCATACTTATATGTTTGCAGTAGGTCCTGTGCCATCACAGAAATAGGCACTTCGTTGTCAGGGTAATGTTCTGGGTTATAACTCCAGTTACCACTGATAGCCTGATCAAAGAACTTCTGCATCACTGCAACTACTTTAATGTATCCACTGTTATCAGGCATTTCCCAGAGCAAAGTATAATTGTTCTTTAGGTGTTGATACCCTGGAACAATCTGTTTAAGAGGCCCTTTCTTCGACTTCTTAATGGACAAGTAGTCTCTAGGCGGCTCGATTCCGTTTGTTTCATTTGACACAACGGAACTGCTCTCTGAAGGCATTTGTGCGGACAATGTGCTGTGTCTGAGTCCGTGTTCCAAGATAGATTCCCTAAGAGAACTCCAATCATGTTGCAACTCCTGATTAGAAATTTCGTCTACGTCCTTCTTATATGTATCAATAGGTAGTTGTCCAAGAGCATACTTAGTACTCTTAAACTCAACACACTGTCCCTTCTCTTTAGCAAGTTGATTGGAAGACTTGAGAAGATAATACTGGAAACTTTCAGTTAGTTTATGTACCTCGTCCCAGGCGTCCTGTGAGTCGTACTTCAGTCCATTCTTAGCAAGATAGTGTGCAAGTCCAATGAACCCGATTCCAAGGGATCTACGTGCAAGTGTGGCAAGTTCTGCCGCCTTGACTGGATATCTCTGATAGTCGATCAGTTCCTCCAGACCACGAACAGATAGATCACAGAGTTCTTCTAGTTCATCAGTACTCCTAAGTTTACCCACATTGATTGCAGAGAGAATACACAAAGCAATCTCAGAATCAATACCATCAATATGTTGCAGTGGTTCTGTAGGGAGAGTAATCTCTTGACACAAGTTACTCATCGTCACTTTATCCGTAAAGGAAGAGTGAGAGTTACAATGGTCAATGTTCATGATATAGATTCTACCAGTCTCTGCTCTCTCTTTTAGGAGATCTAGAATAAGTTTCTGAGCTGAGATAGTTTTCTTTGGAATAGATCCATCAGATTCATAACGTTGATAGAGATCATCAAACTCGTCAGTGCCAAAAGCATCATAAAGACCTGGGACACTGTGAGGTGAGAATAAGGTGATGTCTCCATCGGTAATGAATCTTTCGTAGAAGAGTTTGGAGAGTTGGATTGAGTAGTCGAGTTTTCTGACACGGTTATCCTCAGTACCTTTATTGTTTTTGAGGACTAGGATGTCTTCGATTTCTTGGTGCCAGATGGGGAAGTGGACAGTTGCGCTTCCACCTCTAATGCCATTTTGAGTGCAGCATCGGACAGTGCTCTCAAACTTTTTGAGGAATGGTACAACACCTGTGTGTTGAACTTCTCCGCCTCTGATTTTAGAGTTGATCCCACGGATTCTGCCTGCGTTGATACCGATTCCAGCCCTCTGTGCGACATATTTGCCAATAGCCATATCACTGCTAAAGATGCTGTCGAGGGTATCATCAATATCAACCAGAACGCATGATGCAAACTGACGAATGGGTGTTCGGACCCCTGCCATGATTGGCGTTGGGATGTTGATGCGGTGTTTGGAGATTGCGTCATAATACTTTTTAACGTACATCAGACGGTTCTCAGGAGGGTACTCAGCAAAGATAGTCATTGCGATAAGTAAGTACATGAACTGGGGTGTCTCGTACACCTTACCAGTACTTCTATCTTGTACAAGATACTTATCAACTACCTGCCTAAGCCCTGCATAGGTAAAGAGAAAGTCACGCTGATGATCTATGAAAGTATCTAGTTTTTCAAACTCCTCATCAGAGTACTTTGTAAGGATTTGTGAATCATATACACCCTGTTCTACACACCTTCTTACATGTTCTTTGAGTTCAGGAGTTTCATGAATACCACCGTAAATACTCTTCTTCACTGAGAATAGAAGTAGTCTAGCAGCAACATACTGATAGTTGGGATGATCAAGATCAATAAGATCAGAAGCAGATCGAATTAGAATTTCTTGAATAGCTGATGTAGAAATTCCATCATAAAACTGAATGCCAGAATTAATCTCTACTTGACTTGCAGATACTCCAGCAAGTCCTTCACATGCCAGGTCAACCATAACATGCATTTTATCTAAGTCGAGAGATTCGACTCTACCGTCTCTCTTGACGACCTTGATACCGTTACTCATTTGTTCTCCTATTTTTTGTAGAAGAGTTATACTCTCTTCCAAGTTTGCAATTTCAGTTTGGCTTCTAAGCCATGGTAGATGTTTGATTCTACCAGATTCTTAACGTTATGTCCAGCTATGTACATTTCATTGAGATCTTTCTCTCTAATATTTGAGGGAAAGATCACAACCTTGTGCCCTATCTCGATGGTCTTAGATATCTTAGAGACGATCTCCCTGGACCTGGGCTCGTTGTCGAAGACGAAGACAAACTTATAATCGAAAGGGCTAAGGTTAACATCACTACCACACATAGCAATAGCATTTCCAATGAAATTGGAGTCAAAGGGTCCTTCCGTGACATATACAGTTTCCGCAGTGTTTATTGTATCCAAACCATATACCTTCGGAGAGTCCTCGTCAAGCATAATAGTAATATATTTTATCTTTGAATCTGATACTAACGACCTCCCTTGATATCCTATGATCTTACCCTTTTGTCTCAAAGGAATGATAATGCGTGGCTCGTCCTTTCCTACGTTGTCGAACGTTTGCTTTAGATTGTTTGTCCACTCCTTGAAGTTCGGGCAGTAGTACAAATCTTCCAACATTTTAATGGAAAATTTTCTACTTTCTTCTAGATATTTTCGAGCGGGATGTGATTTATTTAGACTCGCGATGCTTTCTAAATCTGTGATTTCTTCGGGGGTATTGAAGACTGGTTTTTCAAACTCAAACTTAGGTACAGGCGTGTTAGATCTCTTGCCAACACTACCATTTTTGTACCTCTCAAGTATATATTGAGAGTGAATGATAGGATCTTGATCCTTCAAAAAGTTAGTAAGAGTCCTCGTCACACCACAGTTGTGACACTTAAAATTATAGTCATTCTTTACTCTGTAAAGATAACCTCTGGCTTTGTTTTTATATTTCTGCGAATCCCCACAATAGGGACACCTAAAGTTATATAACCCGTTATTCTTCTTTGCGAACTTTCCTAACCTAGACGATACCAGACTGATGTATTTGCTGTCTACGTGATTCAAGAGTTTCCGATATCAAGCTTGATTCCATTGTAACAGAACTAACGTCTGGTGACAACTGTTTGAAAAATCTTTGTCCTATTGGAGATAAGAGAGTACTGATTACTGCAAGAGCACCTGCGATACTCCACATCTTTCTTTCCAGCACACGAAGTCTCTCATCAATGAGTCTGATGTCTCTTTCACATCCTTGCTTTATAGCATTAGATTCTTTTTTAATAACATCATTCAAAGCATCCACTTTATCAAACAAGATCTCATCAACTCGATCTTGTTTTTCAAGTTTCTCATTATGAACGGCCAGTAACTGACCCATCTTTACTGAGTTGTCCTGTAAGGAATCTACAACTCGTTCAAGGCGTTCTAGTAATTTGTCGTTTACTGATTCAGCCATCTCTTTTCTAGGTCTTTAACCTTTTTAAGTTTTCTCTTTATTGGTTTGGAGTTCAAAGCTTTATCATAACCAGCGACAGGACCCTCCTCAGGAGCACTAGCAGTCAAACCACCAGTACCAACAGCCATCATCTCTTTGACGACTCTCCTAATATTATCGAGTGTTCTATCGGACTTCATAGTTCCTTTAAACAAGTTAAACAAGTATCATCCATAGGTACATCGTGAAGAGGTCCCCTTGGGTACTCAGGTAATCTACCAAGATATACAATAAAGGTCTTGACTACAGGCCATAGATCTTTATCAATCTTGTAAAACAAGAGAGGAGTTGCTGCCTCCCCAAACACATTATAGAGAATAATAAAATGGTTAATAAGTAAATGGGCTTTCAAAACGCCAGTTGTTTTGTAACGTTTCAAAAGCCTCTTTATCCATTTGAACCTTTTAAGATCTTCTTCAAAATCTTCTTTGGTTACAGCGTGTGGATTCTCGTAATTTTTAATAGCAAAAATGACATAATTATTGTCATTCAATTCCGTAAACTTCATCCATCAAATAAGTCCAATCATATTATATAGTCAGTTTATCAAGCGGTTACGGTAACACCACCTGCTGCGGTTCCTTGATCAGAACTAATAGCAACAGCAGAGTCAGAAGCAGTTCCAGCTGCGTCCTTAATAGTAGCACCACCTGGTTTCAGAATATTCTGAGCACCAATTGTTAGTACGTCATCTGCATTTGTGGCAGCGTTATCAGCAGCAATTGCAAGAGAGAATACTAGTTCGTTAGAACCTGTTCCACTAGCGTAAACAAGGGTGTGTGGTCCACGACCTGTTCCAGAACCTTGGTTACCATTAGTAACTGCAATTGTTGGCGATCCAGTAACAGTAACGGCTTCATTGTATCTAACTCTGACAGAAAGAGTAAATCCTTCAGACTTATCAGCAGTTGTTGTAATCCATTCAACTTCCGTAACGTCAGCAGCACCAATACCAGTGGCCAATCCACCTACACAGCACAAGATCTCAGGGGCTGCGTTAGGATTGTCGTTGCCAGTCATCGATGACCCGCCTTCGACAACCCAACCACTTTCGTTAGCGTATACTTCTTTTTTCTGTTCGTCAGTGAGCCACTTTGGTTTGGACTCATCAGTATCAGTTTTTCCCCAAAGAGGCATGGGCTTGTCTCCAAATTTATATTAACCTAGATTTATTTATAAAAAAAGAGACCCCGTTAGAGGTCTCTTAATGATTATCACTCACCTTCTCGAGCAACCATGGCCTTCTTGACGACTTCAAGGAGTTGATCATCCATGTCAGTCTTAGTCAGCTTAACCGCTTTACCCAAGATAACAAGACAGATCTCAACCAACTTCTCACCGAGTTCTTCATTCTCTGGAATTTGGTTAACGGCATCTCTGATTACTTTTGAGGCTAGTGGGAGTAGGAATGCAAGCATGATATTAAAGCAATGTACAAACTATATATCAATCTACGAGTGTTCCGTGAGCTCTTCTAATTTCTCTCAGATCTTCAAAGTTTTTTTGTTTGGTTCCACCATCATATGCCCAAGCATATCCTTGTTCGATCATTGTCTCATTCAAAGATACTTCTGCATCTCCAATATATAACCAACCAAGAAGGCGACCATACTTACCCATACCACCAACAAGTTCAGTTCTAATGATGAGATCATCATCTCCCTTGATAGCTCCGTCTAGTTTAGTTTTGAGCCAATTGGTTGCATCGATTCCAAGTGCTTTCTCTTCCAAATCACGAGTTCTCTTTTCTGGCGTATCCACACCAGCAACTCTGACTCTCTCTTTCTTTGTAAGATCAAACCCCAAATCAATCGTAACATCAATAGTGTCTCCATCGACAACTCTATTGATCTTAACAACTCTAAAGTTGTAGCAGGACTTCCTGCTGGGAGGTGTCATAGCTCCCATGATTATGAATATGCAATCTTAGAAGCTTTAACTGATCCACCATTGGCAGAAGCAGAAAGTTTATCACTAGGATCTTTCTCGCACTTGATCATCTGACCAGTTCCTAGTGTGAAACTACCGATACCTACATCAGAAGAATCCGATCTAACAATAACCACAGCAGCGCTATGTGCATTGAAGAGATGAACAATTGTAGCGTTATCAACGTTAGTAGCGGAACCTAAATTAGTCTCGGCCCCTAAAACTTTAATTGAATAAGTCATTCCTAATCACAGTCTTTACTGTTTATTTATCCGTATTACCTTCCAACTCATCTGTAAAGCTATTGATAAGTTGAGCTCTCTTCTCCCAAGTATCACCAGAATCAGATCCTTTACATGGGTTAATACATTGTTCATCGCCATACTTATTACATACCAACCCAGCAAGGTCGTGAGGACATCCTTCCTTACCAGTACTCCAAAACAACTGGCCTTCTACCCAAGTCGCACCACATTTGGTACATGACTTGACATCCAGGTCTACGTTTTTTTCGGTCATTTAATCAATATCTAGAGTTTTCGGGTAGTTCTTATCACCTGGCTTTCTCTTTGCCTTTCCTGCCTTTCTTCTGGCATGGATATTATCCCAAAGACCTTTTTTCTCAGAAATAGTCTCCTCTTTCATCGAGTCTGGGTTGATGATGATAGTATTCTCACCCGACATAGGCTTTACCATTTTAGGTGCCTTTTCCTTTTTGTCAACTTCCCAGATAAACTCTTCTCTCCAGTTAGAAAATTCTTCTGTCATACCTTTGTTCCTCTGTTGAATAAGTTTGGCTCTAAGTTTTGGATCTTTTCTTGCGGCCTTTCCTAGATCACCAGGTTTAGATCCTGTCTGTCCTGCACCAGGAAGTCTCTTCTGTCCTGGTTTTACACCTCTTACAGAGAGTGCAGATGACCTAGAAGGTGGAAGTGCCTTTCTAGCTGGCGCTGAAGTAAGAGCACGTCCTACAGCACCAGTTCTACCAGTGGTTGAACCAGGCTGTTTTCTAGAGACAGTGGAATTACCTCTCCAAGGATCGGGTGGTTTATTTTTAGTTTCACCCCTCTTTTTGGCCTGGATCCTTTGTTTAACTGCGTCTAAGGCACGCAATTGTTTGTCTGACGTACCTGTAGACAAACCTCTCTGCTTTTTTCTACTTTGATTGAACCTCTTCAATCTTCTACCAACTGCGTTACTGACCTTTCTATCTGTACCAGTTGCTTGGATACCTGCTTTGGCAAGAGATCCAAGAGATGAGAAGAAGTTAGATGTAACTTTCTTAGTAGCTTCAGAACCAGGCTCCTGAGAAGTAATCTTTTGAACTTTAGTATTTCTCAGAGTTGAATCAGCTCTTTTAAGATCGCCCTGTCTTTGGGCTTTCTTTCTTCTTAGTTTGTCTGCTTGTGATTTTCTTGCATCATCTCTTGCACTCTTAACTCTCTCATCAGCAGCCGCTGCCAAGGACTTATCCTTGGCACGACCAGCAGCCATGGCTTTATTAGTAGTATTGGCGTTAAAGTATTTGTCAGAATACTTGTCAGATGCATTTTGCATCCGAGACTTAGCATTCTTACCACTCTTAGAGTTTTGAATGTCTTTGATCTGTTGTTGAGCTAGTTTTCTTTGAGCTGTAGTCAGTTCATGTAAATCCATGAATCACCTCAAACGTCGTTTCCGCCGCCTAATTTATTTTGTGCGGCACCCATTGCAGCACCCTTAGCAGCACTCTTAGCAGCACCAATAGCAACTTTCTTTGCAAGAACCTTAGCACCAATCGCAAGAGCAGGAGCGATTTCATCTAGAGGTCTTGCAGCAGCAATGTTAGGAGCATGTTTCTTGACCAGTTCTGTTGGATCAACAACTACTTCCTCATTCTTCTCAGAGAACTTAACAGCATGATCTTCAATCTGGAACTTGAGTGGTTCTGGTTTTACAACATCAACTGTCTCAATCTCAGTTGGTGTATAATCTGCAGCGTCCTGAACTAGAACACCACCTGTCTCCTCTTCCTTAACACAGTTAGGAACTTCCTTACCACCTTTCTTCTTGGTTCCCTTTGCCTTGTAACCATCCCAGCAAGTAGAAGCACCAACGTTAGCGCGTGCTTGCTTCATACCTTCTTCAACAGTAGTCTCTTCTACTTCCACCTCTTCGACTTGTGGTTTCTTACCAACGTTTCTCATCTTATTATATGCAGCCTCACCTGCTCGATCTGCGGCACCTTGTGCGGCACTTTGTGCAGCCTGTTTGGCAATCATCTTACCTGCAACCTTTACAGCAGCTCCAAGACCCTCTTCAACAGAACTAGGGGTAGTCTCTTCATGTTCGATGACGTTACCCTCATCATCTTTTTGATGATGTTCCCTCTGAATTTGCCCAGCTGTTTTTGGGATAATTGATTTTAGGGTTTCCATCCTTTTGTTTACAATATCAATATAGTCTTGTGCAGATCCAACTCCAGCACCTTGTGCAGCACCCTGTTTGGCCATCGCCTTGGCGGCAATAGCTCCCTTACCCTCTTCAATATCAAGGATTCTTTCGATCTCCTCCGCAGTAAACTTACCAGTTGCTTCTAGTTCTTCTTTC